GCAATCAGTTTACACACAACCCAAAGAATATTTTGAACAGTTTGATTTTGTTATCGGTGATGAGGCTCACCTTTTCAAAGCACAATCACTCACTGGCATATTGTCACAGTGTATAAATGCAAAGTATCGTATTGGTCTGACTGGTACACTTGACGGAACAAAAACCCATAAGTTGGTGTTAGAGGGTCTTTTTGGGCAAGTTGAAAAGGTTACGACAACCAAAGAACTTATGGATAACAAACAACTTGCAGACTTTACGATAAAGTGTTTGGTATTGAAATACGAAGACGAAGTTTGTAAGCTAATGAAAGGTAAAACCTATCAAGAAGAGATTGAATACTTGATTCAGAATGACCGAAGAAATAAATTCATCAAGAATCTTTCGGTATCATTAACCGGAAATAGCCTTATCCTCTACCAATATGTTGACAAACATGGTAAAATACTGTATGATATGATATCAAAGACAGAGAATATTGGCAACAGAAAAATATTCTTTGTTTATGGTAAAACTGATACGGAGACAAGAGAAGAAGTTCGTAGAATTACTGAAGAAGAATCCGATGCTATCATAGTTGCTTCTTACGGTACATTTTCTACGGGGATTAACATTAGAAATCTCCATAACATCATCTTTGCATCTCCGTCAAAATCAAGAGTTAGAAATTTACAATCGATTGGCCGAGGTCTACGAATTAGTGAAAGCAAAGTTTCAGCGGTGCTTTATGATATAGCTGATGACCTACGTTATAAGAATCACATGAATTTTACTTTAAAACATTTTGTGGAACGGACCAAAATATATAATGAAGAGAAGTTTACATACAAACTCTATAAGATAGGAATAAAAAATGGAAACAATTAGAATTTTACGTCTTAAAAATGGTGAAGATATCATTGCATACATTGAAGAGATAGACAAATTTAATTTTATTTTAAGAGAACCTATGGTAGTGTTAGTTAAATTCGATAATAGAACTGGTAGACAAACTATATTAATTGATAATTGGTTACCTAAAACGGTCATTCGGAATAATGAAGCTCTTATCACAGAGAGTGAGATCCTGACTATGATGGAACCAACCGCTGAATTCTCTGAGTATTTTGAAACTGCAATTGGTTCTCTGAATAAGGAAAGTTCTGATGGTCATCTTTCAGATGAAATGGACATTGAAGCTAATAAACATCTCATGTCAATGATGTTGGACACTGTTGGTCCAGACATATCGGTTAGTCATTGATCTAATAAACATGCATAGGCTACATACTGGAGTGTAGACCTTTGTCAAGTGGAAGTCAAGCATTTTTAAGGCAAACATATCATGGAAACACAAACTTTACCAATAACCAAACCAAGGAAGCATTACATCAACAATGCCGATTTCTGTCTTGCTCTGACAGACTATCAATCTGCCGTAGCAGAAGCAAAGAAAAACGGTAAACCTAAGCCTAACATTCCCAATTACATCGGTGAATGCTTTATGAAGATTGCCGAGGGGCTGTCACACAAACCAAATTTTATCAACTACAGTTACCGAGATGAAATGGTAGCAGACGGTATTGAAAACTGTTTAATGTACTTTGAAAATTTTGATGTTGCAAAGTCTAGTAATCCTTTTGCATACTTTACACAAATTATATACTTTGCATTCTTACGCAGAATACAAAAAGAAAAGAAACAACTGTATGTAAAGTACAAAGCAACAGAACAGTTTGGTATCTTCAATGAATCTGAAATGATGGGTTATGATGATGTTGCAGTTCAGCCATTTGAACTGTATGATAATATCTCAGAGTTCATAGAAACATTTGAAGAGACTAAAAAGAAAAAGAAAGAGATTAAGAAAAACAAAGGTCTTGAAAAGTTCTTGGAAGATTAAAATGAAAATTGGTATTACATGTTCGTGTTTCGATTTGTTTCATCCAGGGCACGTTCTGATGCTAGAAGAAGCTAAACAACACTGCGACTATTTGATTGTTGCGCTACAGACTGATCCTACTATAGATAGACCAGAGAAAAACAAACCGGTACAGACAGTGTATGAACGGTACGTACAACTTAAAGGTTGCAAGTATGTGGATGAAATCATACCGTATTCTACCGAAAATGATCTGTTGAACCTATTGACAACAGTGAATTATGATGTTAGAATACTGGGTGATGAATATAGGAACAAGACCTTCACAGGCAAACATCTAAACAAAGAGTATTACTATAATTCTCGCCCACACAGCTATAGTAGTACAGAATTGAGGAATCGAATTGAAAGTAGTGAAAGCACCAAAATGTCTAAATAAAGGAACACTTTGGAGCATCAATGTCTAATCAATTCCCCAAAACCTCATCGATTAACCGTAAAAATGCCATAGATTGTGGCCAAAAAATTTATGATGGTGTACCATGTAAAACTTGCGGTTCAACAAAGAAGCATGTTTCTAGTTATAGTTGTGTAAATTGCAACGTCAAACGCAATTTACCCAAACTTTATGATAAAGAATTGATGTCGAAATATAGGACAAAAGATAAAGTTGCCCTTTATTGGAGAAATAATCCAGATAAACTTAAAGCAAGAAACGACAAATATAACATTTCAGAAAAAGGTAAAATTGCTAATTCTAATAAAGCGGCAAAAAGGAGAGCTAGTGTACGAAATCAATTGCCAGTTGATGCAGATTTGGATATAATCAAAAGTATATATGAGGAATGCCGAAGATTGTGTGTCAAAACTGGTGTACCACATGAGGTAGATCATATTATTCCTATTGCGAAAGGTGGTCTTCATCACCAAGATAATTTACAAATTCTTACTATGACAGAAAATAGAAAAAAAGGCGCAAAATAATATGAAGGTTGCAATTATCACCGATATTCATTTTGGTGCCAGAAATGACTCACTACACTTTTTGGACTTTTATGAAAAATTTTATGATGAAACATTTTTTCCTGCTATCGATGCTGCCGGAATTACTACTCTGCTTATTCTTGGCGACACGTTTGATCGCCGCAAGTATGTAAACTTCTATTCTCTCCAACGTGCAAAAAAGATGTTCTTTGATAAATTGCACGGTAGGAAAATACAATTACACATGTTGGTGGGTAACCACGACACATACTACAAGAACACTAACGATGTTAATTCACCAAGACTGGTACTGGAAGAATACGACAACATCAATATCATAAAAAATCCAACTACGATACAAATTGACGATACCTCAATTTGTATGATGCCATGGATTTGTGCCGAAAATTATAGTGATTCTATGACAACTCTGAAAGATACCAATGCAACCATTTGCATGGGTCACTTTGAGATTGAGGGCTTTCAAATGTATCGTGGTGCACCTTCACAGGAAGGTCTGGAACCAAAGATGTTCAATAAGTTCGACGTTGTATTTTCTGGGCACTATCACCACAAGTCTAGCCGTGCAAATATACACTATCTTGGCAATCCATATGAGTTAACATGGCAAGACTATGATGATCCTAGAGGCTTTCACTTATTTGATTTGAAGACGCATGAATTGGAATTCATACAGAATCCAAATAAAATATTTAAGAAACTGGTGTATGATGATAAAGTAGATGACATTAAGGCCATAACTTCTATGGACCTGTCACACTTAAAAACTAGCTATGTTAAAGTTGTTGTGGTGAATAAAACAAATCCATATTTGTTCGATACTTTGATTAATAGACTATATCAAATTGGACCTATCGACATATCAATTGCAGAAGACTTTACTGAACAAGATGATTTGGACGAACAAGATGTAAATCAAACTGAAGATACTACAACAATTTTAAATAAGTATGTTGATAACTTAACAACCGACTTGCAAAAAGATAAAGTGAAAGCTATACTCAGAGAGTTGTATATCGAAGCACTGAATGAGGAAAGATAATGATTATTTTTAAATCCGTTCGATGGAAGAATTTTTTAAGTACCGGCAACGTATTTACAGAAATTGATCTTACACGTTCAACAAACACACTTATTGTTGGGCACAACGGTGCAGGTAAATCTACAATATTAGATGCGCTTACTTATGGGCTTTTCGGTAAACCTTTCCGTAAAATCAATAAACCACAGTTGATGAATACTATCAACAATTCTGACTGTGTTGTTGAGATAGAGTTTAGTATTGGCAAGAAACAATATAAGGTTGTTCGCAGCATCAAGCCAAATGTATTTGAAATTTATTGCGACTCTGTTTTAGTTAATCAAGATGCGAAAGCAAAAGACTATCAAGAACATCTTGAGAATGTTATTCTTAAACTCAATTATAAATCTTTCACTCAAGTTGTAATTCTCGGTTCTGCTTCCTTTGTTCCGTTCATGCAGTTATCACCTGCTGATCGTAGAGCAATTATTGAAGACTTGTTGGACATTCAAATATTTTCATCGATGAATTCGATTGTTAAGACTAAACTTTCGTCGATAAAAGACGAACAAAAAACAATTGAATATGGAATCAAACTTGCAACTGAGAAAATTACTCTACAGAAACAAAACATTGAAGAGAACAATAAAAACCACTTGGTTGAAATCGATAAAAAAGTAAAAGAAATTACCGATAACGAAACACATTTAAACAAGATCACAAAAAATATCAATCTCATACAAAAACATAATGACGAGTTGATGAATAAGATTTTAGATAAGAAAACAATATCTAATAGGACAACTAAGCTCATCACATTACAATCCAAGTTTGATGATAATGTTAGAAAGCTAAACAAAGAAATTTCCTTTTATGAAAGCAACGATAACTGCCCAACTTGCTTACAGACTATTGTAACGGAAACAAAAGATAAACACGTAACTGAAAAAGAATCAAAGATTACTGAGATAAACACAGCGGCAGAAAAACTAAAAGAAGAGTTGCAAAGTGCATATAATCGGCTGAACGAAATAGAAAATATTCAAAAGCATATCAATGCACATAGCTCCGAAGTTATTAAGTTGAATGCTCAAGTCACAAGTATCAATAATTATAATACTAGACTGACAAAAGAAATTGAAGAACTTAAAACTCGCACAGCATCAACTGAAAATGATAACGATAAGTTGAAAACATTGAATACTATATTGCAAGAGAATGAACTTGAAGCTGAAAGATTGTCCGTTGAAAAACAATACAATGAATTTGCCGCAACACTATTAAAAGATACTGGCATTAAGACAAAGATTATTAAACAGTATTTGCCTGTAATGAATAAGTTGATCAACAAATATCTAGCATCGATGGACTTTTTTGTTAACTTTAACTTGAACGAATCATTTGAAGAAACGATTAAATCTCGTCATCGTGATGAATTCTCATATGCATCATTCTCTGAAGGTGAAAAAATGCGTATTGATTTGGCACTTTTGTTCACGTGGAGACAGATTGCTAAAATGAAAAACTCAGTCAATACTAATTTGTTGGTACTTGATGAAGTGTTTGATTCATCACTTGATGGTGTGGGTACAGAAGAATTCTTAAAACTTTTGAACAGCCTAGATAATAATACAAACGTATTTGTGATTTCACATAAAGGTGACCAGCTTTTTGATAAGTTCAGGTCAGTAATTAAATTCCAGAAGACAAACAACTTCTCACAGGTGGTTAAATGAATGATATAAAATTAAAAGATGATGTTCTCATAATTAATACTACTCCGGTAGTTGATTCTCCGTCAATCAGTAAAAAGATTGCCATCTTTGATTTGGTTCCTGAGAATCATCCGGCATTAAAGATGGCTCTACCTGAATTCGATTTTAAGAATGCTCCAGTAAATCCAGTTGAGTTTGCCAGTTCACTTGTTGAGACTTGCAAAAAACATAATGGGCTTGGGTTGTCCGCCAATCAATGTGGATACAACTATCGGGTATTCGTGATGGGTTCTGGTGATGAGTATGTGGCATTCTTTAATCCAAAAATTACTTCGTTCTCTGCGGAAACTACAAAGTTGGAAGAAGGTTGCCTATCAAGTAAGGATTTATTCCTAAACATTGAGCGACCAACATCCATTGAAGTTGAATACCAGGACTACAACGGCACAACTAAGACAGCCAAGTTTGCCGGATTAACTGCTCGGTGTTTTCAACATGAGCTTGACCATCTGAATGGAATAGTGTATACTACACACGTTAAACCACTTGCTATGCAAATGGCTATGAAAAAACGCATCAAACTTGCCAATCAAAGAAACAAGTTGCAGAAACAGATGATTAATAAAGTGAAAGAAAAGTTTAATGTCCCTCGATTCTGATATTGATATTGATATTGAAAATGAAAAATGGCCAGAACATGTGAACAAACAATGGAAAGAATGGTCTGAAAAAAATCCAAAAACTTCTTTTGAACATATCGATACCGGAGAACTGAAAAGAATTCTAACGGAAGATTTGACTTACGCATCTGCTATGGACGTTAAAGAATACACACTGTATCAGAAGTGGTGTGAAGTTCAAGAAAAGTTTCCCACTAAAGTTAACACAACTTTTTGGGGTGGCGAAAAGGTACTCGTTGACGAAGAGCAAGGTAAGTACATTGACATTGCTAAGAACAATATTTGGGTACCAGAATCTCCAGATGACTTTATGAATCTGCGTCCTGTTATGGAATTCACTGATGATTCTGGTGCAATATTCACTAAGGGGCTTGACGGCTCAACAGTAAAGAGTGACAAAAAGCGTACCAAGGACCTTCCTATCTTATGGAACACGACACGCACCTTTATCTCAACAATGAAGAACAATTCAAACATTGGGCGTAATCTGAACTTCATGGTAAAGGATGACGTTACGGGTAAATATCTTGGTGTCGTTTGTATTTCTTCCGATTTCTTGGACTTGACTCCACGTGATGCATCAATTGGTTGGGAGCGTGAAAAGAAAACACAAGGTGGTATGATTAATCACACTGCGATTGGTTCATCTATTGTTCCACTTCAGCCACTCGGTTTCAATTACATGGGTGGTAAACTGCTTGCATTGCTTTGCCTCTCTGACACAGTTCAGCGTTTGTGGAAAGAAAAGTACGGCGATGTTCTTGCTGGAGTTACAACTACTTCTCTGTATGGAAATACTAAGTCTGGCGGGCTTTCTCAATACGATGGGCTTGACCACTGGAACAAAATGGGTTTCTCATCTGGTTCGGTAGCTTTTGAACCACGAAAATCTACACTTGCCATGCTTTGGAACTGGCTCAAAGAAAACCACACAGAAAAATATTTCGAGTGGTGGGAAGCCAAAAATGATAAAGGTCTGCCGTTCAAACGGGATCACAAGAATCGTTCACTACATTTCTTGTATCCGAAACTTGGTATTCCAAAAGAATTGACACGTACCGCACACCAGCGAGGTATCTATTTTTCTCCACTGTACAACAATACGAATGAGTTTCTC